TGAATAGTCCTCTCGTTTTTTCGTTAGACCTTACTACAAAGAAACCGCCACACCTGCCAAACTCTTCCGAGTTATTGTGGTCTTTCATGAACGCTATGTCGTTATCTCCTAAGCATTCTAATAAATCAAATAGTAGATCCCCATAAAATGCTATATCAACATCACAAAAAACAATAACTTCGTTATCAAAAAAAGTCTGTAAAGTTTTGTTTATAAACTTCTGCTTCTCTATCATTTGGTCCCGCCACCCATCAGAGAAAAGGCCGCCCTCGCATTTTTGGGGCATTTTCTCTAGCATTAGACTCACATTGGGCTCGAAAGGAAAAGTTTTTAGAAAAAAGTCATCCAAAAAAAGCCTGTGAGAATCACTGTAAGTGGCACAAAATCTCATCAAGTTAATAATAACTCAAATTTATTTTAATTCAATTTATTTTAGTTTTTGTGCTAATTATAAGCCTATTTATCACATTAACGCGATGGCTTGGGTGCTTTTCCTTGAAGTCTTCAAGCATGGATAGGGCATTACTGTATAACCATCCAGATATGGCATCATTCCCTTTGTATCCTTCTATTCTCGCATTTTCTAACGCCCTCATGATCTCAATAAACTTTTTACTAATTAATACCTCCTCATCTGTGGGCATTTTAAATAATCTAGTGGAGTGTCCTGCTGAACACTTTGTGCACCTACAATGAGAGTTGTGTTTCGGGTTAGGGGTTGGTCGGTAGCCGTAGGGGTTTCCAATTCTCACTATCTGCGGAATGGGAGGGGCGGCGGGAGCAGGTGCCACCGGTCTGGCTGTAGCAGGTTTGTAGGCGGCAAGGTCGCCTCCCCATATTTTTTTGCATAAATTGTATCCCGTCCTGTCGTGTATATATAGCTCCTTCGATCCTTTTGGGAACCTCGAAGTCCTGTGAGACTCTAGCAAGTAGGCTGTAGAAATCTCCGCAAAATATTCTAAGTAATTACTCGACGCATAAACCCCTCTGTAGTTCGGGTTGTTTAGAGCTAGTCTGTAGGAGTTTTTGATCTCTGCATCGTAAGTGGATTTTAATATATTTAAATGATGAAAATGTATCATTTCGTGAAGTAAATAAGCAAACCCGTTGTGACCCGTCTTGCTGTAAGAGTAAGCCTTAACAATAATAATGCAATTATCTGTGGTACTATTGAACCTAGAGTCCCACTTATGTTGATCTTTCCTTACATACTCCATTCCTCCTCCTCCGAAGTCTAATTCATAAAGAAATATCTTACCCTTTTGTTTTTGGAACTCTCTGGTTGTTTTTGGTATGGTTTTCTCTACCGAAGCAAAAATCTTAACCATATATTCCATTGCCCTAGTCATTTCTTTTTCATCGTCCGAAAGGCTTGAATGCACCATGAAATTGAGCCCGTTCATTGTATATGGCTCGTATTTGAATTCCTTAGAAAAGTTGAGGGGTAACCCAGCCCCGTAAGCGGCGAGGGTAATTAGTAAGGCTACCGTGAGTCCTAACGCTTTCTTCATACCTTCTTTATAAAGGTTTTTTTAAAAAAGTCAAGACTAAATTAACAATAAATACTCTTCATTTTCTTCAGCTTCTTTAAAGCCGACTGGCTTATCAGGCCCCCCAAGAGATTCTTTGACGAAGGCGTTGACCGCTTCGTTTTCGGTGAAGAATAAGGGGATAAACTCTAGGTAACTATTCTTTGCTGCCTCCCTCCGTTTCTCAATATTGCAGCCGCAACCTCCTTTAGATGCTTGAAAAAACTTTAAAAATTCTTCAGCTTTTTCTTTTTTTACTTCATCTGTTGTGAGTTCTTTCAGGTCTGGCCAATTAATTTTAAAAAATATTCCAAACTCACCGTAGTTGTTAAAATCAAAGGTATTCATGACGATTTCTTAAGTAATGTTTTCAGTACTAAATATAAAAACAAAGTTAACCAAAGGTTAACAATAAGCATTACACTGCTTTGGTGAAAATATAGGGCTCCTAAATTAAACCAAAAGCTAACACAAAATGGACAAGAAACTAACTTTCTTAGGAAGCTTGGTTTTTCCCACACTAAATACTCCCAATAAGCTCCATCTCCCGCTGTATCTAGGTACTTTTCGTATTTATCAACCTCAAACAGTTTGTTTAACCTGAACAACTTAACGTACTCTACGAAAGCGTCTGTATCGTAAAGAAAAAACAAAAAACTTGCGCCTAAAAACGAATAAACTATACCTTCCATACAATTATGTTTTAATAAAAGTAAAATTAATCTAATTAAAATTAAGGAGTTCTTTGCTGTAAAAGAATCCCATAAAACGAAAGTATTTCAAACGCCTTAATGTCGTTAGGGTATGTATCACGATAGACTACTTTTTTTACCCCGTAAGAAGCTATTAAGGTAGCGCAATAAGAGCATGGTAAAAGGGTGACAGCAAGCAAATGAACATCCCCCTTCTTGCAAAGAGATAAGCAGTTAGCCTCCGCATGGATCATGTAAGGTCTGCGAGCGTCCCTGTCTTCCCAGAATTCCTTACCTACGTCTTTACCTGAAGCCAAGCCATTATAACCGACACCTACGACCATATTTTGATGGTTTAAAGCACAAGCCCCCACCTTGCAGTGAGGGTCTTCGCTTCTTAAGGAGGCCGTGTCAGCAATTTCAATTGCAAACCTCTCCCAAGATATTCTAGAATCCGGCATTCTTAAATAAGACTAAATACCCTATCTTAAAGAAAAAATAACATACAATTAGTGCTAAAAACTCCATGTCTTTTTATCCTTGGCAAAGTGGGGGTTGGCCTTCGACCTTTTCGAATTTGTCTACCATAGTCATGTCAATAGAGTTTTCTTCTTCACATTTTTGGTAGGTCACCCTAGGTCTTCCGTTTTTAGTCTTAACCTTGCCAACGACCTTAAGTTGTCCTTGGTCAACCGCCTTGTTTAATTTGCTGTGGATTGTAACTCGAGAAACCCTTTCTGGTTGTGTGTCAACGACATCCTGAGCCGTGAAAACAACGTCCGGCCATTCGATGTCAACTGGAGGTCTCCCTCTTTGTGTGATTTTCACCTTGTTTTTCATACTTATAAAAGGTTATCATGTTTTTTTATAAAGTCAACTTTTTTTTGAACAATTTTACTCTTTTTTTACTATAAGAATATGACTGTTTTAGACGCGACTAATTTACTTTACGAATGGTATCAGACAAACAGCAGTTTTGAGGTTAATAGAGACATTAAAACGCTAATCCCAGTAATAGACGATGAAGAAGTTACTCACTCCGCGCTTAAGCTGGCTCTTGTGGAGCTAGAGGGCAACAATTTAATTGCGTCACAGGCCTATGGGGAAAAAACATATTACATCTTAACCAAGCCCTATGATGCCTATCAGCAGGGCATTGAGCTCACCTCGTGGACAAGTAAGTGGTTGTCTGGGGAGATTAATGAATTCTGCAACTTAATAGAAGACAACACTGACTTATGTAACGCCTCTCAGGTGCAAGATAAAGATATAAGAAACTTAGTCCACATAATCCAGTTCTACAAAAACAAAGTAATGGAAAAGGAGGAAATTATCTCGTCTATGAGTAATCATACGGGAAGTAATGGCGAGGATATGTTAAGCGCCCTCCTAAGTCTACAAGACAAGGAAGCCAGCAAGTTAAAAGACGAAGGTGATAAAAGTGACGAAGAAGATGGGGGCTCCGACGACGACGAAGACGAGGGTAAAAATAAAAAAAACAAAAAGAAAAAATAATTCTTGCTTCTAATAAAAATTCTACTATACTCTCTACAGTTCTTTGTTAGCGGCGAATAGCTTGTGAGGGTTAACCTCACTTAAACTCGTAAGAGACCACAGGCCCGTAAAAAGACCTTAGCCAACTAGACCTAATAAGTCTGCTGTTATTTCGGGAAAAAGCGACAGTTGAGGCTAATGTGAGTAGAGATGCTCAAGCTAGAAACTTAATCCTCCCAAGAGGAAAAAGGATAAGCAGTCATGAAGAAAAGTCCCGCCGCAGAAACAAAGACCAACATAATTTAACGAGTCAGCGAGCGAGACTAAAAGAGGTTAACGCGACGGACTAAAGCGGCTTTGTTAAACGTAGGATTTATCTTCAAGTGGACAGCTATGTTCTTATCTCGAAAGCCTTACAGGCTTTCTCAACCCAGAGGAAAAAATTAAAGGATAAGCAGTCACTGAAGATTGTTACAATTAAGTATTAAAAAGAAATAAATATTCTCACGTTATGATAAACAAAACGGTTATAGGTATATCGGGTGTCGCAGGGTCAGGCAAGGACACGTTTTTCTCACTTTTGTCTGATGTTGTTCCTTGTAAAAGGTATTCTCTGGCGGGCGAATTGAAAGAGGAAGTCCAACAATGGTGCAAGAACCATTACGGCATAGATTCAGTTAATTGTAGCAGAGAAGAGAAGGAAATCATACGCCCCTTCCTAGTCGCTCACGGGACAACCAAAAGAAACCTCTCCAAAGGGCGGCACTGGATAGAACGGCTTCACGAAAGAATCGTCAAGGAAAAGCCCAATGCATTTCAGGTTATTACAGATATTCGTTATGATGATTACGACAATGACGAGGTTGGTTGGTTGAAAAATGAGCTTAACGGAATCTTGGTTCACGTTTCTCAATATGAGCTTCGTTCCGAAAACTTAGTAGAGCCTAAATTAGGTCCTTTTGTTAAAAAATTTAGAGATCCTGTTAACTCCGAAGAGGCTAGGAATGACCCCAAGGTTAAACAAAAAAGTGACTTTCAAATTGAATGGGAATTTCTTAAAAGTGGTCAAATTAATGAGTTATCTCCATATGTGGATAATTTCATTAAATGGCTAACAGAGGAAACAAACCGAAGAAGACTCCTTGCGACAACACCCTAGTAAGAAATGTAAAGTCTACTGGGTGCAACGATAGTTTTCTAGCCCTATCCGAACGACACGAAAAACTTTACTATAAAATGTGTCAAAAATATATGCCCGTAATCTTAGCTAAGGGGCTAAGAAAAGAAGACTTACTATCCGACAAAGACTTCATAATGTTTAAAGCCATAAAGTCTTATAAACCAAACAAGAAATGTAAGTTCTCCACATGGCTGGGGAATTGTGCAAAATACCATTGTTTAACTTTTATCAACAGCGACAACAGGTACGTAGATGTCGACGACGATGTGATTCATTTGTTTCTCACAGACAAAAGCAAAGAGGACTACGATAGCGAAACGAACCTAAAGCATGAAAAGGATTTCGTTTTTAAAATTTTAGGGAAACTGAAAGATAAAAGAATAGCTAAGGTGTTCTACCTCAGATACTTTGATAAGGGTATGAAAAAGAAAAAGGCTACTTGGAGTGTTATTGCCAACAAAATAAACACCAGTACTCAAACAGCTATAAACCTACATCAACGGGGCGTGAATATTTTAAATAAAAAATTAACATCAAAAGAGATATATGATTCAATTTAAGTATTGACAACACATAAAAAAGACCTATACTTACGTTAACATTATGAGTGATCAAACTAATAAAAAAAATGAATGGGCCGAACGAGAAATCGGCGCACTATGGAAAAAACAAAGCCCCACACAGAAATACCTTTCGGGACACTTCAAGGTAGATGACGGTATGGGGGGAGAGGAAACACATCAGGTTGTAATCTTCATGAATAAACATAAACAAAAAGATAACCACCCTGACTTCAGAATCTACAAGTCCCTTCCTAGGACTCAACAAACGACAAGTGGACAAAAGCCACCCAACTCCGAAGAAGAAGTTGTCATGACCTCTGGAGTCCAAGAAGTTTCCGAGGAAGATGTACTGTAGTTGGTACTCCGGCAGGAATAGCCTTCACACCCCCCCTTTTTTAAGGGGGTTTTTTCTTGTGAATAAATATCATACGTGATAACATACCTTAACTAGATATGCCTATTTACGAATTCCAAAACCCCGAAACAGGAGAAATAGTAGAAGTGATTCAGGGTATGCAAGACAAACACATCTTTGTCGACGATCAAGGAACAGAGTGGCATAGAGTATGGAATGCCCCCAACGCAGCGATAGACACGGAAATAGACCCACACTCATCTAAGGACTTCTTGAAAGCAACGGCCAAGAAAGGGATGACCGCCGGAGATATGATGGATCTATCTGGGGAACTTAGCAGAAAAAGAGAAAGATCCTCAGGCCTTGACCCAGTAAAAAACAAAACAGTAACAGCGTACGAAAAGAAAACGGGAAAGGCGCACCCCAACAAACACGGAAACGAGCCAAAGTCATTATGAAATTCTCAGTATTTACCCCATCTCACAACCTAAAAGATATAGACAGGCCTCTTAAAAGCTTGCTAAACCAAACCTTTAAAGACTTTGAGTGGGTTCTACTTTTAAACGGTGACGCCCTATCGGAAGAAATGTCGATCAGAGAAAAGCTTGTCTCCGCTAAAATAGATTTCCAAATTTTACACGAGTTTTCCGGAAACGAAAATATAGGCTACCTAAAGAAAACAAACTGCAAGAGTGCCACAGGAGAAATCCTTGTCGAACTAGACCATGACGATGAACTGATGCCAAACTGTTTGGAAGAATTATCTAAGGCCTTTGAACAAGGATACGACTTCTGTTATTCGGATGACTATTACGTACAGCTAGAAGACGACAAGGAAGTTTATATTGCGCCCTTCTCTCCGCAGTGGGGGTGGAAAGTAAAAGAGGATAAGAAGGGGAGAAAATATCACCCATCGTTTGACCCGTCTCCATCATCTTTTTCTTTCATTTGGTATGCGCCAGACCACGTAAGAGCTTGGAGGAGAGACTTCTACGAAAAAATAGGAGGACACGATGAGTCGTTAGAGGTCTGCGATGATTACGAATTAATGTGCCGAACATACATTAGAGGCAAATGCCACAGGATACCGAAACCTCTATACAAATACTTTGCTGCACCAGAAAGGACTTCTGCCGCAGAGAAAAACGAAAAGATACAGGAGCTAACCCACCAAGTTCACGACAACTACATGCTAGGTCTAGCTTCGACATGGGCAGACCAACAGAACCTAAAGAAAGTAGACCTATGTAGCGGAGGGAAAGTTGCCGAGGACTTCATTGGGATAGATAAAAACCCCGGCAACGAAATCGTATTTGATTTAAACGAACCTAACTGGCCTTTCGAAGATGGTTCTGTTGGAGTCTTCAGAGCATGGAACGCTGTATCTTACTTGAAAGACCCAGTACATACAATGTCAGAAATCTATAGGTGCCTCAGTGATTACGGGTGGGCTATCATAGATGTCCTAAGCACAGACGGAAGGGGGGCATTTCAAGACCCACTCAACGTTAGCTATTGGAATACTAATTCTTTTTGGTACTACACAAAGTCTGATTTTGCCAGACAAATAGGAACACCTGTTAAGTTTCAACTCAACAGAATAGATAATTATTATCCCAGTCAGTTCGAAGAATTTCACAACATGGTTTACGCCAGAGCCCACTTAATGAAGCTCCCTGAGAAAGGATTTGATATTCCAATACACGGAAGGGAAGTTTAAGCTTTCTTTTTAATAAAAAACCTTTACTATATAGAGTAGAGCTTCACAGATGAACGACAACTCAACCAATGTCAAAAAAAGGAACGGCCGACTTCAAAAGCTAGATATAAACAAGATCAACTTATGTGCTGAAAGAGCGTGCTACAAACTAGATAACGTTTCAGCCAGTGAAGTTGTACTTGATGCGCACGTTCAGTTTTACGATAAAATAACGACTAAAGAAATAGATAAAGCTCTAATCCTATCTGCTAGACAGAAGATAGAAAAAGAACCCAATTACAATTACGTTGCCTCTAAGCTTTTGCTTTTCAATATTCATAAAGAGGTTTTTGGTAGCAGCGTAGACAAAGACGCTTTCGATCACCAGTATCGTTTATCCTTTGTAAGAAACATAAAAACCCTAGTTAAAGAAAACATCCTCAGCGAAGACTTGTTAGACTTCGACTTAAAAGAATTATCCTCAGTCCTAGACCTAGAGAGAGATTTTAAATTCAAATACCTCGGTCTTCAAACGCTTTATGATAGGTACCTGCTCAGAATAGACGGAAGAAGAATGGAAGCGCCTCAATCGTTTTGGATGCGTGTATCAATGGGGTTAGCTCTTAACGAAAAAAACAAAGAAAAAAAAGCAATAGAATTTTATGAAGCTATTTCTCAATTCCTTTTATGCCCTTCTACACCCACTCTTTTTAATAGTGGGACTACTCACAGTCAGCTTAGTTCTTGCTATCTCAACACTTTCGATGATAGCATTGATGGCATATTCGAAGGCGCTTGGCAAGAAGCAAGAAAGTCTAAATTTGCTGGAGGGTTAGGATTTGATGTCACTAATTTTCGTTCTTCTGGGTCTCACATCAAGGGAACAAATGGGACCTCTAGCGGGCTTGTACCTTGGCTTAAGATTTTCAATGACTTACTCGTCGCAGTTAATCAAGGAGGCAAACGGCCCGGTGCTGGTTGCGCTTACCTTGAGCCTTGGCATCTAGACATAGAAGACTTCCTTGACCTAAAGAAGAATACGGGGGACGAAAGACGCAGGTGTCACGACATGAACACATCAAACTGGATACCCAACCTATTCCTAGAGTATGTCGAAAAAGATAAAGACTGGTATCTATTCTCTCCCGCAGACGTCAGGGACTTACACGAAACTTATGGGAGCGACTTTGATAAACGATACAAAAAATACTGTGCAAAAGCAGATAAAGGAGAACTGACAAACTTCCGCACAATTAAAGCTAAGGACTTGTGGAAAAAAATGTTAAGAACCCTTTTCGAAACAGGTCACCCTTGGATGACGTTTAAAGATAATGCTAACATGCGTTATTCAAATTCGCACGAAGGAGTAATACATAGCTCCAATCTTTGTACTGAAATTTTCTTGCACACTAAACCATCACGCTATGAAAGCGGTTCTAAAACTGAGGTAGGAGAAACGGCAGTGTGTAACCTAAGCTCACTTAACCTTAAGGAGCACTTAAAGGAAAACGGAAAATTAGACTTCAAGCTTCTGGCGAAGACTATTAAAACCCAAATCAGAATGCTAGACAACGTAATAGATTTGAATTTTTACCCCACGGAAGAAGCAAAAAATTCCAACCTGAAACACAGACCTATAGGCGCGGGTAGCATGGGGTGGGCAGATGTTTTCAACTCCTATAAGGTTAATTTTTCATCAGAAGATGCCGTGAAATTTTCTGACGAGCTATATGAGTTTATATCATATTACTGTATACTTAACTCAAGCAAGCTCGCTAAAGAAAAGGAAACGTATTCCACATTTGAAAATTCGAAATGGGATAAAGGGGTATTACCAATCGATACATACAGGAACCTCATAGAGTACTTGGGGGAAAAACCTATAATACATCGAGGTAAAAAGTTCTGCCCAGAAATGGACTGGAAATCTCTCAGGTCACACATAAAAGAGTACGGGATGAGGAACAGTAATACGATGGCAATAGCCCCTACCGCTACGATTTCCTACATTCAAGGATGTTCTCCGTGTATCGAGCCAGATTTTTCTGTTTTGTTTGTTTATGAAAATAAGAGCGGAAACCTTTTTATAACAAATGAATGGTTTGTCAAAGAATGCAAAGATCTCGGCATCTGGAACCAAAACCTAATTGACATGGTGAAGGCGGTTGACGGGGATGTTAACAGGCTTAACGGAGAACTTACCAATGATATCAAAGACAGATACAGAACAGCCTTCGACCACGACCAGTTCAAACTTATTGAGTGCGGGGCTGCTAGACAAAAGTGGATTGACATGGGGCAAAGTTTAAACTTGTTTAATAATAAAACTTCTTTAAAATACTTGAATGATTTATATTTTTACGCTAAAAAGTTAGGCCTTAAAAGCACATATTATTTAAGAAATAAATCAGCAAGTGAAATTGAAAAGTCTACAGAAACTAAAAAAGATAGTGACAGTAGTGATATTGATACAGGTGACACTGATTCTCTTAAGTCTAATGTGGCGTCTTGTAACATAGACGGAAACTGTGAAAGCTGCCAGTAAACAAAAGGTAGACACGAGCTATAAAACATGGCTAGAAT